CAGATATCCCTTGTCCTGTAAATCCCAATTCCTTTAAGGCTTGCGATGCTTTAATTTTTCCGTCTGGTGTTGCCGTTGTAATTTTTTGAAACGCTTCAAACACTAGACGAAGGGCATCAGTTGGATCATTTGATAGAATCGCCTGCTTTAGTTGAGCACTGTTTATGCTTAAGACCTCAGCAAATTTTGTATGATCAGCGGTTAACTCACGCATAACGTTAGACATCGCAGTCGCACTTAATCGCGTGCGCAGTCCAGCATCAATCATTGTTGCTGATAATGCAGCGGCTTGATCTATTGTTAGCTTAAACGCTGACGATGCTTGTTGCATTCTTAGCATAGAATCAACAATTTCAGACTGGGTTGCATTAAAATCATTCCCAAGCTGATTTATCACTGAACCTAAACCTTCAATGTTTGCTGCAATGGGGAGATCCCAGGCATTTAATAATTTAGGGAGTGCGCGAGCGGCAGCTTCCGCCGTTAGATCCGTTGCAACTGTCATCTTTGCAATGGTTTCGGTAAATGCCTCTAAATCTTTTTTTGTTTTTATGCCTAAAGTCCCGCCAATAGATGCAATGTCAGCTAAAGTCTTACTTGCAACCCCACCTTTCAATTCAACAGCTGACAATGTCCGTATTCCATCAGCAAGCGTGTCGAACCATTCCTTTGTCCTTTCGCGAGTCCGTCCAATTGTCCGTTGTGCAACAACGAAGGAATCTTCAAACTTACTAAAATTTTTAACGCTAGAAACAAGTACATCCTGCATTGTTTCTAATCCCTTAATGAATCCTTCTTTAATGAGATTAGCAGTTGTTTTTAGAGGAATAACCAATGCAGAAAAAGCATTCTTTAAAAGATTAATGCCTGGAATAAGTGTTGAGGTGATTGTTTTTGATACGACACCGAACACCCCGCCAAAACCTGAAAAATCAACATTCCCCAGAGTCTTCCCAATGTTCTTGAATGTCTTTTTAAAGTTACCTTCAAGGTCTTCGAGACGTTTATCCCAGGCATCAAAGGTTTTCCCAGAATCATCCTTAAATTTTAGCTCGAATATTGCTGTATCAGTTGTTGTTGCCATTTATTTCAGTAAAAAAGCATCCCTGAAAACTTGAATCATTTTTTTGCGAACCGGAGACTTAAACACAACGTACTTTCGTATAATCTTCTTGAGACTCCCGCCTATTTTTGTACGTACCCCTGTATATTGGTGGACTCTGCCATACAAAGGCCCTAATATTGTATTGATATGCCATACCTGCCCATGTTTCCATTCAGTTGCGGTTTTTTCCGCCTTATCACGCATTCTTCCGGTCTTATCAAGGATAGGATGAGAGTATTGATATTTTCGTGGTTTCCAGGCAGGGTCCCCCCCTGCCTGGACTTGCCGCGCAATATCCTTTGACGCTATTTTCCCAACGTCATCATATGTCTTTGTGCCCTTGAATGCCTCTTCCCGCGTTTTCATATTCTTCCGGGCCTGGTTAAGTCCCGTTATTTTGATGGGCATCTCGTTTCTGCACCTCTCTCATGATAATATTCAGCCAATAAAAAGCGTCTGTGAATTTTATCTGATATTCATCACAAATCCTGCCTATAAGGTCTATATTAAGAAGTCCTGTTTGTGTCGTGTATGGAACTACCAGGTTAAAAAAATCAACCCAGGCCCTTAGATGGTGCGGAAGAAATGCAGGGTGCCCATGAATCGGACAATCAACATCTTGCACTCTTCGTCGAAGCGGGGGAACCTTCTTCTCAATATCATCCTGTAAGCATTTCAGACAATACGTTCCCCCACGCCACGCCACAAACTCTATCAGTTTTTTTCGTCGTCTTCCTCTTCGTTTGTTCGAAACATGTCGTCATCCTCAAAGACTTCCACAAGTTTTGACGCCAACAACCTTGCAAACTTCGCTTTCTTCCGAATCAGTGCGAGCACCCCATCTTTTGATGGTTTCTCGAATAGCCCCTGACTCTCCTTGTACGCGACATCCAAGATCATAAGACAGAACTTTTCAGGGTTGCTATTAAGTGTGGCCCCGACGCCTTTATCACGATAATATCTCACCTTATCTTTAATCCCACTATATTTGTGGGAGGCTTGCTTGAAAATATTCCGAGTCACGTCATTCAGTATAATTGTCAAGGTTGGCACGTCAGTCCCTTCAGGGAGCACAAAAAAATCTAAGGCAATGACTTTCGGTGCTTCAGTGTCGTTTAAGATGTCTTGAACATCAAATAAATATGGCATAATTTCCTTTCTAATGTGCTCGAAATCGAGCGGGTTAAAATGTAGCAATGACAATTTCATGGTCATTGCCTAATGTCGCGTCAATCACTCCTCGACTCGTAGTATCATTTTTCATGAGCGCATCTGTTGATAAGCTAACCTCAGTATTGATTTGGTTCGAGACATAAATCGCCATTATATTCAGGAGTTCATCCCCCAAGGTAATCATAAACCCGCTGCCAATAACGTTATCACGCATCAAGAACTCTTGCCACGACTTGAAATATGGCGTTTTTGCCAGAGTCACGGTACGTCCGGTAATTGCCTGGCTTTTCTTCCCATAATTCGCCGCCATACAATTTTCGAATTCACTTTCCATTTCAACCGTGACCGTGAGGGTATCACCAACCGCCGCGCAGGCCCCACGAAGAATATACACTGTATCGTCAGCACTGGCCGCAATGCTCACAGCCGCGTGTGTCAGGGTGATATTAGACCCGGCATCCCCTGATACAACAGAGATAGACTTCGTTTCCCACACGCCCGCACTCACCTCAATTTGGATTTCATCACCAACTCCAACATCAAACGCCGGAGTCGCAAGGATGGTTTCTGTCGCTGATGGTGTTCCGCTTGCGGTACCTTCATAACGCGTAAACATATTCAATCCATCAATACCTAAGCACATTAATGGTTTTGTTGTCGTGTCGTAATTTGGGGTAATCGCCTGAGCCGTATTATCATACAAGGCCGATAAGGCCTTGGACGCGAAGGTCATGGGGACATTCTGGCCAACTTCAAAGGTCGCCTCCCAGTTTGTGCATTTGCAGCCCGCATATCGAAGGCGTTTGGGGCCATCGAAATACGTATAGGCGGTGAAACTCGGAAAGTCTGAACTTGAAAGCATCCAGTTTACCCCTGTTTTAATCAAGTCATCTTCTGCGGGGATGCTTGACAGTGGAATGTCCAGGGTGATCGCAGGCGCTGAATATGTCGCAATCCTTCTGATCTCGCCTTGTGTTGGGAAATAAAGCAGCATTCCCGGAATAATCGCCGGGCTTGCACAACCCGACTTGACCTGTATTATTAACGCTGTACTTCCAGCGTCAACAACCCCAGCCTCTGCCCTCAGCTCTGTGCCCATCAGAGATTTCATGAGCAGATGCCAATCTGGGCCGTGAGTCCCTAATGTTCCAACCCCACGTATTAAGGTTGGGATTGTCGGGCCTAAATCATCAGACCACATCCCAGCCGCCGGCGCCGTCTTACTCAAACTCCCTGTCATGAACGCATTTTCAACAAGGTCACGTTCAAGGTTGAATTCAGCACCATCAGAATGCAGGAGGAGCGCACCGTTCGCCGTTTCTACAACCGCAGTGCCTTCTACCGTTTCTTCTTCAATGCTCATTTTTGTATTTTGCAGGACTACAAGTTTTTCTGCCATCGGTTATCCCCCTTCCTCGTTAGGTTGTTGTGTTTTTTGAACGTCTCTATATTCTCTATTGATGATATTTTGAGCAACAACCCGCAACCTCTCATGATCGTCTGCTTCTAATTTGAGCTTGCGGGTTGTGTGGTAAAAATCAGTTATAGCCTTTTCAATTCGCTGCTCACAAGTCATAATTTTCGTTTGCCTCTATCTCGGTTTCTGCTCTGTTTATAAAAGTTTCTTCTGTGATAAATTTTGATTTCGCCCAATGTATAATCGCGCCCTTCACAGCCTTATCAATCACATTAAGCTTTTCTTGGTTTGTGAGATCGTCATACACCTTGTCGGTTTGGTCTGGATTCTGAATGTGATACCGACCTTTGGTAGTGTAGATCCATTCTGCCGCCTTAGCCAGAGTTGGATCAACCTTAACTTTTAGTGCTTCATACGTTAGGGTCACGGTCCGATTGCTACCGTTTACCTGTGTTGTGATTGCCATTGTTTACGTTCCTCCGAGGCTACCCGCCTTAGACAGGTAGCCTTCCTCCGATATGCAGAACGTTAAAGTTCATGTTGAAAATATCAAAGTCCGTGCCAGCGCCAGCGCCAACCTCTTTCATCCGTAAATCAATATCATGGCCTGTGTTTGTAATATCTATCAGTCCAGATCCAGACATGCTGCCTAATGATGCAACCGCTGCAAATTCACGGCGTGATGAACCATCTTCCTGTTCGACGCCATTGACAAAAATATCAACCTCATAATCCTTATTAAGACCTTGTGAATCGCCACTTATCTGCCAATCAATCTTATACACGCCGACCGTTCCCACATTAAAGGCGTCTGAATTAATGGTAACATTGTTTAAAAGTCCTGTTGTCAGTCCGGTAATCTTCACATAGACGCCTTGTCCAACGGCTGAAATGTCAACATTGCTCGTGCCTTCGTGAAGATATAAAGAACCGTAAGGTAAGCCCGCTGTCCCTACAAACCGCACATCACCGTCATCTTGAATGCTCGTATAGTTCCCCGCACTGACATCTCCAATTTGTGCAACATCATCATTTTGGGTGGCATTGGATTGTACGAGGAGTTGTTCGGTGTCTGACGTACCGACGACATGGAGTTTCGCGGTTGGGGCAGCGTGTCCGATTGATACATTCCCAACAGGTTGCAAAGCTACATCCCCCGTTCCTGTCACTACATTGAAATATCCATCCCCTGCCCCAGTTCCGACAAAGCTTAAACTTCCCCATTCTGTGTTATTGGTATCGGGGTTGGTTGATGACTGGAAAAATACAGTTGGATGGGGCGATAGTGTGTCATGGTCATAATCTTTCGCCACGGAATCCCATTCGGCGAAGATGAAATTTCGGTTGCCGATCCCGTTTAAATTCCGAGGGGCAAAATGAACACCGTCATCACTTTGAGATGTATTGATGTAGAAACTAACACTTCCACTGCCAAAAAAACTGACCTGATTGCTTGCAAAAGATAACTGGCTAACACCTGCTGTCACGAATTGAAGCGTATCATCAAAACTTTCATAGACTCCACTATCACCATCACCAAAAGACAAACCGTTTGCAAGCGCTCCCGTTCCTCCGTTTATATGAAGGGTCGAGAGTGGCGCTCCCGTTCCTATGCCAACACGCTCATTCGTGCTGTCGACGTCCAAAACGGGAGCGCCACCGTCTGCATCCAACACCTGCAAGAATGTTGTAGAATCAACGGCTGGTTGAAATCGCCAGGCATCATTGGCCTCATCATATTTACTATTGCCGGCTGCGCCGAAAAGAAGATCACCTTTCGTGGGATCTGAGGTTGATTTTAGCGTGAGATCATCGCCAGCAGCAGTTCCACCTGAAAGAGTTTGACCTCCCGCCCTGCCCGCTGCCATTATGTATTGTGCAAGCCAGTCTGTCGTTGGATTAAAAAATTCAAGTGCGGTTGCTCCGGCATTAACTTTTGTGAGATTGTTGGCTTTATCGACATACGCATTTGGTGTATCGCTTAACCCAAGAAATGTTGTCACTCCACCGCCCCCTCCCCCTCCTCCCCCTGCTGTTGTATTTGGGAGTAGACCTGTTAGGTCCTTGTTTGAATAGAGAGACCAAACGCCAGACGTGTTGATAAAGGTTAGAAGTGCCATGAGAAAGCTTACTCCCTCGTATAATTGAGGTGTGCTATATACTGTCGATGCGTTGGCATCTTCTATCGCGAGTTCTGGGAAATTTTTACTATACGTGCCAAGCGGCATATTAGCGCAGAGATGAGACGGCTCTCCTGTTTTATTTTGTACACCGAATACCACAATGCTGAAACTTGTATTATTTAAAGGGTTACCGCTCGCATCAGTTGTGATCGTAGCTAGATTCAGAACTGAACGATATGACGTTGAGAAATCGTTGATGACCTCAATATAATCTCCGATTGTACCGCCAGGTGTTCCGCTCGGAATTACATTGTCAACGGTGATAATAAAATTAGGTGTAGCCCATACAGAACTTGCAATCGTGTATAATCCATTATTTCCAGTAGAGTTGTTTATTTTTATAATTCTACCATCTGGGAATGTTGACGAGAGATCTCCATCATTTGAAATTGTAAACGTTTTGTTGCTCGTTGAAACGGCATCAATGACATATTGTGTCATGTCAAGTTGGGGAAATACATGATTATGCAATTGTTGCACAATTCCGCCTGTTGACTTGACATATACCTGTCCACCACCTGCAATTGTGACGGAGGTTTTTGCTCCTGATACATATTGTGCGGCTTTGCTGCGGATATTTGATGTAATATCTGTGAGATGTCCTTGATTTGTCTCAGCGTCTTGAATTTCATCATTCCAGTTTTGATTTCTCGATGCTCCTTCAGCTTTGACGGTTGCTGCTGTCTTTAGGGCCACTCTGGCGACTCTTATGTGTTCTGCTGTCGGCCATCCGGATGGTGATACGGTCAAAGATTTTGTACTTTGTGGTACGTAGATATAATTTGTTTGAGGATTATTATTAGTCCCTGGCGTTAAAGTTATCGTTGCTGGTGGAGTTGCATCAAACCTTGTAAACCCGTCAGAAAACATCATAGTCAAATCTTCATGACCGTTTGTCGGTGATAGATAGCCAGTGATCGTTGATCCGTTACTTAAAACTCTGAGATCAAACGGTTCACGAAATATGCCGTTAAAAAAATTTGCGGTTGTTTCGCTGATTGATCCCTTGATGTCGATGTAAAGCTCTCCATCCGTCTCATCAACCACTGCAATGACTCCAAGCAATATAGGAAAGCTTGGAAAGCTTGGCTTATCTTTCGTGAATCCCCCTACAATTGTATCTGATACCCATATTAGATCGGCTACAGTATAACCAGATGTATTTAAACCTCTAACTTTTCCGGCTCTGGAATAGAAACCATATTCACCGTCTGGGATGTCCATTATAGCCATGCCTATCTCAACAGATAATGATTCAAATACGCTTGCTATCGATTTAACGAGGCTTGGAACGCCGTTAAAAATTCCAATCGGAGAAACAACAGTGCCCTTGTCTATTTGCGTCCCGCTCCCATTATAGGCGCGAACCAATGTTTCTTGGCCTGTACGCATAACAACACTGTTATCCTCTAAAACGACATTAAGTGTCTGCTCTATTGTATCCCAATACGTTGTTCCTTCGCTATTTCCCGGAGAGGATGGGGTTGTGTCAAAAATGAGTTGCTCTACATTTTGGAGAGTATTCCCATCCATATCAATATCGCCACTCATCGTATCGCCAGAACTGCTCATGAATCCTAAATCTGATTTGACGTCATTATAGTCTCTACCTTCGATGTGTGTCGCATCTGAGAATCTTGCGTAGTCGTTAGTAACGGGAGTGCCTGATGTAGAGACATTCCCGCCTCCGGTTGCATTCTTAAACGTTATCCTACCCGCGCCGTCTGTTGTCATAACCTGACCATCAGCACCATCAAGCAGAGGTAACACGTACTCATCAGCTACGTTGAGAGATGGAACATAAACTTCGTTGTCTTTTCCGGCTCCGCCTTTTGTTGGCATAATATCCCTTTAATATACGTCTGCCCTATGTTGTTCTATCCAGAGTTTTTGCCCTGAATCATACGAAAATTGAATACTGTCGTTTTTCCCTAATACCATATCTCTTCCGTTCTGCATCCGCATTCCACTCCCAACCAAATTAGAGCCATCCTGTAACGTGACAAGCGAACTGTCATCAAGTCCTTCAATCGTTAAGATTTGTCCATCAGTTCCAGCATAAATTGTAGGAGTTGATGTCATTATCACACCGCCCTGGATGCGTAAGACATCATAACCACGTGAAAGCGTATCAGTCGCTAAGACTGTGGTATCTGGCGAAACTGTCCTTGCGCACGCTGTCGGCATTGTTATACCCCTCATATCAGTATCAATGTGTGTCATGATCATCTCGGATGCCCCTGTCCACACGCCAAAGTCAGGATTAATGCTTGACTGGCTATAATCTTTTGAGGTGACTGACACAAATTGAGACAGAGAAAATGTATCGCCATAAAACACATTCTCAACCTTATCTAATAATTCTGCTCCTGTGGTGTCTTCGGGATCTCCATCATTTTCATAGAGTACTGAAAAATTGACGGGGTATTCTTTCCGTATCATGCAGTTTAAGAGTGTAATAGGTTCTGCCGTGACAACGCCCATCTTGACGAGTAACATTGGTGTCATCGTGCCATACGCTCTAGGCACATCAGTGTAGATGACAAAATGTGAATTAATCTCTTCAAGTGTCATTCCAGGCGCTGTCTGCGTGTCGAGTTGTGCCTTAATCGCATTCAAAAGACTCACCGTGATGTCACTCATAACGTAATAATAGGTTCCCCGTCTTCTGTTTCAAACGCTGTTTCCATCGAGTCAACATCTGTACTTGTACTGCTGTAATCAGATACCCCAGGGATGCTAATTTCTTCGTTTCGGATCGCGGTGAGATCGTCGACGACAATCTGGCGATTTGCCGCAAGGATCTCCCCGACAGCAGCATTATTTGAGGTTGAACCGCCTCTATATAGCACAAGTATATCAGACATAGACTGCAAAAAGTCAGGAACGGTGTCAGAGTCCCAATCATTGACTTGATCACCATAACGCGGAATGATATACGCAAGAATCTTCCCCTTTGCAAATTTATAGCCAGATTCTAAGACATCAGCGTCAAGTATATCATCCTTATTCCTGTCGAACCACTGGAAGAGTTGAATACTCCTCGCAGTGGCTTCCAGGCTCTCTTCCGTTGAAAAATATTCAGTTGCCATAGTCCCTCTAGGGAGCACTATCCAAGGCTGTCAATGTATAATAATAACATACGGCGGTAATTTCACCATCCGTAAAGTCTGCGCCTTGTGGGGTTAGTGTGATGTCAGTTTCCCCGCTTGTAATAGCCGTTGCGGCATTCGCGTCAAAAAACGTATTCACCTTGGTGTTTTTGGCAGCGGCTCCGCCGGCTCCCTGGATTGCTGCGCTAGAACCGCCTGAATATGCCGCAGCCCATGTATTATCACCGTCATTCGTCACGGCGACATCAACGCGTAATTGACAGGCATGTAATAGTGACCCTGTCGGGATATTTACCTCAATTTTATCCGTCGCCCCCGTGAGAGCCCCGCTTGATGCTGTGACTGTCTGTAAGACAAGCGCCCCACTGGCTTCTGTCGCATCAACTGTCAAAAATCCAGGGGCTTGAAATGTTCCATCCGTTACGACCGCACCGTTAACAGCATTTGTGATTGTCTCATCATTACTTAAGACGAGGCCACCCGCTGCCGTAATATCAAGCGTACCATCAACAGAGATAACGCCATTGACCGAATTGGTGATTGTTTCATCATTTTCTAAGATGAGACCACCTGCGCCAACGATGTCCACAGAGCCTGAAGAGGTCACATTGCCCGCGAAGGCATGAGTTGTCGCGGTGTATGTAATGGTTCCATTAACAGAGTTGTCAATCGTTTCTCCGTTGACCAACGTAACAACACCAGTACTGCCTAAGCTCCACTTGGTTGCCGGAGCCGCACCAGCAGTCATCAGCATAAAATCCATCTGGAAATCTTCTGAGGCTGCCGTTGTATCAGTGGCAATTACGGCGATATTCGCCCCGTTCTCGGTGTTCGCAGCCGCCGTTTCTTGGAGCCAGCGGAGTGATAACCCGATCCCATTAGCAGGGGTCGCACTTGTTGTATGTGTGAAATCAACCAACGGATGTACTGTGTTTGTTAATGCCGTTTCTTCTGACACGTCCAGGCCGCTTGTCGTGCCAACCAACGAATACCGAACTGACTCTGTGCCATTGATCACAGAGTCAAGCAGCGATTCTGTGGTCTGCCCTTGCACATTGTCTGTTGTGATAAACACAAGAACACAGGCCAGTAATACCATTCCTAATCGTTTCATGTGATGTTTCTCCTATATTTTAAGAGCGCCTTACTCATAGTAAGGCGCTAATATCGTTATAATGCTTTAATCGAGTACATATTTTTCTGTGCGAACACTTTTTCTTGCGCGAAATATCCAAGCATCATCAATTCGCCGCCCGCCAGAGTAGAGTCATCCGGGACAACTTTGACACTCCAACCCTGATAATTCGGGACAACATTACTATCAAGGATGAATGTTCTGACGCAAGGACTCGCAATTTCAGAACTTGGGTCAGAAGACAAATGACAAACCGTGACATAGTCCTCCCAAATACGCGACATCGTAAGCGTTGCCGGAGTTTTCGGCGATGAGTCATAACGAGCAGATCCGACAATGACCGAAGAATCTAAATAATTCTCGATAGCTTCCTTATTGACATACGTCTGCAATTCTTGCCGTTTGCTGCCTGAAACAGTGGATGCGCCTGTGATTAAGGTGTTTTTCTGCATCTCACGGTAGACATTATGTGCAATAATCGTCATGTCTCGCGGAGCAAGAAGCGCATCTTCAGCCGTTGCCATGTCGCCAAGAATGGTTGCTGAGGACGAGCTCCATAACGGTGAGGCGGTCGCCGTAAAGCCAGCGTCGAAATTCCCTGTTGTCTGATAGAGGCTGGCAACGGTGATTTCACGGTCTAACACTAACAACCGTGTCAAAAACATACGCGCCAACTCTCGGTAACGCTGTTCACTACCGTATTGCGTTTTTGCCTGATCTAAGTCAATCCGGCTCAAATAAATCGACAAAGCGCGCCCAGTCAAATCGTAATTCACCAGAGAGTCGCCCCAATCAATACGGTTCGGCGGAGTGTTCTTCGCGGCTCCCACTTTTGGGCGTGTATAGAACGTCTTTTCATCAATCTTACGATATGACCCGATCAGATCCGGACGGGGGAAAAACGGAGCCACCTGGTCTGCGATATAAATTTGATCGGGATCTTTATACATCGCCGACGCCTTTGAGTCCAGTGTCCGAAATTTTTCTTTTGTCGCATACTCTGCGACCTGATGGTTATGTGCTGATAATTCTGTTGTTATTTGGCCGCCTGGGATATCCCATCGGATGCTTCCGAATAACGGGCTGGCTTTGGCAACCTCTTTGATGAGGTCGCGGTTCCTAATTTCTGCCATAATAATGTACCTCCTAAAGTACGGTTGCGGCGACAAAATCGAAATCGCCTGTGCATTTTTCACCAACAGAAGCGGCAACAGTTGCTGTCCCGACCACTAAGTCACCGGCTATCGCTGTTCTAATACGCCCAGCCGTGCCGTCATCAGGACAGAGTTGATCGCCAACGGCGATAGTTCCCCCAGCGATAAAATCTAAACGTCCGCGCTGTAAATATTCACACTGCTCTTCATCAGCATAGATGTCTGCTGATAATCCCACAGCAACGTCAGTATCAGCCACCGTTTTAATGACGACACCTTCGCTTTCAAACTTGACACAAGCTCGTGCAAAGGCAATAGCTTCGCCAGCCGTTGCGGTAAAGACATCTTGTGTATCCCATCGTTCGCCATGAGTTGTGTAGGCCATAATAGTTTCCTCCTAAAATGCTTTTGGGTATTTATTGATTGCCATTTCGCGAGCTTTCAACCATACCTGTTCAGGGTCGTTCGGGTCATTGACATAAGGCTTTGCGGCCTCTGCGAATTCGGCAATATGCGATTCTTGAATTTCTGTCTTGGTGAGTGGTTTCTCTGATGGGTCATGATACTCTTTCTGTGCCGCAAATTCCCCAACCGGCACAACAAGACTGTCATGCTCTTTAAGCAACGTCTCAAAACAGTTCTCAAGTGCCGCCGTGAAATCTTTTTCCCCGTCGGCAAACTCAATGACACTCCCAGGCCCATTGAGTAAAAACGGGGTCATAAGCTTCACAGCCTTTGGGCTTGCGTGATGCTCATGCGCCATTCGGTCAAAAAATAATTTGACGTGCTGTTGTTTCGTCACGTCCTGTTCTTGTTGCAACCCACGTTCAAGTGACTGGATCATATTATCTTTCGCTCTCAGGTGTTCTTGCATCTCCTGGATGAGCGTGTCTGCCTTCGCCTGTCGTACTTTCATAGCATTCAGTTCTGCTGCCATGTCGTCGGCGATGTCTCCCCCGTGTGGCACTGCGTTATTCTCTTTTGTTGGGATAGACGTGGTTTTCCCTTCTTCTTTTTTGAGTTTTTCTGGCATGTGTGTTGTCTCCTTTTGTTGTTCTCGATGATCAAATTGCGAATACAACGTCAAGACGTTCGTTTCGCTTTCGCCTTCCTCCATAAATTCGACAGCAAAGGATGTCGGCTGGTCTCGAACGGCTGGCATTGTCAACCTGTCGAGAAAGCTAATTCCTCTGACTAATTTATTCCAAACTTTACCCGTTTTCGGGTCTTTTATCGGCGGCAAAATTTCGATGCTTCGCAGCGGAAATTGTTCCTCGATAAATGCCGCCCATTCTTGGGGGATGTTTCGGAGTGTTCCGGTCAGCCATTTCACGCCGTCTATAAGTTGCGTAGCAAATTCAACGGTGACATCTTTCATGGCTGTCTTCATGGTGTCTTTTAAGTGTAGTTGGTGAAGGATATTCACCATTGCAGGGATGCCTTTTTCATTTTTTATCTGAGGATTCCCTTTATATTCTCCATCCTGGATACTTGATAAAATATATGGCATAGCCTCGTTTGTATCAGCCGCCATACGCTCTAGCTCTTCGTCAGTGTATGAGAATGATTTTCCCTTCATGTTCCCAGGGTAAAATGTCCCGGCCCTCAGCAGAGGGACATCAAAAAATGTGCTATATTCTTCTACTTTCATGGGTAGCAGGCACGAAAAAAGGCGGAAAATATGAGTAGTATGGGCTACCCATATCGCCGCCTAATTTCTTCAGTTATTGTTAGATGTACGGTCTTTCAATAACCTATGCCGTTCAAATTTCTGTCAAATATTACTGTTTTTTTTAAACCAACCGAGTTTATTCATTTCTTCTTCGTTGAGTGTTTGGAGCGTTTGGTGTTCATGCAATCCAATAAAAGTTATATGCTTATTCTGCTCTAAAAGATGTTGAGACAGTTGAATAATAGATTCCTTTGCGACTTTATCATATCTCGGTAAATGGTCAATAACTACAATATCGCCATCCTTAATATCTAGTTTTCTCATCAGTAAATCACTTAGTTCTGGACTCATATTCTTTTTTGCTTTTGAACAATCTACTATTTTGCCGAATAAAAAAATAAATCATTCAGCTGAACCTCTTTGGTACTATTTCGGGAAGTTTTTTAGTATAGGCATATCTTACCGGGTCGGCCTCAAACATTTCTTTGGTAATAATTTCTTCCCAACAACGACAGTCAAATTCTATAGGGGCTCTTATCTTCTCCCATATAGGATCATCAATAGGACGGATGACCTTATGATAAGCCCTATGTGAGGCACGAACATCTGAATCATTCGCGGTCATTTGGATAAGACCGTGAATCGAATCTTTTTCCCGTTGCGCGAGTTCCATTGTACCGTCTGAATACGCTTTGCTTCGTGCAAACCGAAACGAAGCGATGAGTTTCTCCTCTTCGAAGGGAATAGACGCCCCTACAAAGATTGTTCTCGCTTTCTTCCGGTATACTTCCCAGGCTTCCGCCTCATTCGTTAGCTTTAACGTGTCTGCAATTTCATTTTTTAACCGTGTGATAAGCTCAGTACGTCCCTTTGTACTTCCTAGAGAGGAGATTGTAAAGCTATTTTCTTTATCTTTTTGAGGTAAACCGTCAAAATCTTGTTTGTTATATACAGGCATTGCATCCAATGCTTTTTTTGCATCCTTTGCAACTTTTCCAAAGATGTCAGGAGCCGGAGCCTTTGCCGGGAAGTTCTTAATCGTTGATGGTTTCTCTTCCTCTTCGCCTTCTTTGTCCTGATAGATCTGAATAAATTCTTTTTCTTCTTCTACTTCGCTTTTTTCTTTTTCAGGTTCTTCCTCTTGCTGTGCATTGATATTTTGTTCTTGATCTTTGGGCGTTACCGGGACAATCCGCTCAGGCTGGATTATTTGCAACCAGGGATATACCTGCACATCTGACCAGTTATAATCAATCCCCCAGGGGATAGCCTGGTATGTCCAGGCATTAGACAGCATATTAGCATCGTCCTGTTGAAGTTCTGATTTTGCCCGTGTTCCTTTGGATTCTTCGGCGCCATAGCTCCCGTATTGTCCATCTAAGAGGGCTGTGGGATTGTGTAATAACACAATTGACACAATTCTTATGGCTAATTCAATATTGGATTGAAACGCGGAACTTTCTATCTCTGCTTTTAAGGCTTCAATCAAAACCCCCTCTTCTTTAATGATCACCTTATCAGATGACATTTTGGTCAGATCCGCTAAAAACTTCGCCCGCCACTGTGCTCGGTCAGTATCTTTCCCTGATTTTGTTTTGGGATACGTTCCCATCCATTGCCCTGTACCTGCCCTTTCAATGCCTCTATTCCAGTTTTTCCATCCTTCCTTAATCCCTTTCAGTGTGTCGAAGAGGGGCCGCAGTTCTGCAATGCCATAGGGATTCTGAAAATATCCATGGTTGGTGATGACCATAAATTTCCTGTCTGGCATCCGTTCAAGGTTGGAGTCATCAAAATATGATTGTTTTTCATAGATACCGGGTTCTCTGTCTTGTGGATTCAGGATAAACCGCTCCGGGTCTTTATCCTGAAAGTTAGTAGCATACACAAGGGGTGTCTTTGAGAACGGGGTTTCCCCTCGTGTCCACATATTTTCGATAACTGCCCGCCCATAGGTCAATGTGGAATCTAAGGCATCTCGCAAAATTTCGCTAAAATCCCGTTCCAACGCCTCATCGTATTGCCATTGTGTAAATTCAAGATGTTGTTGGTCTATGGTCTGCGAAAATGGGGGGGGAATAATTTGAGGGGGAAAGTATGCTCCCGTGTCATTTGGTTTCAATCCCGTTGCCGACACAAATAATGACGCCACATGTTTTCGCATGTTCATTGCGGCAAAGACATAAGGGGTCAACGACGCCTCATAAAAAGGGGTAAGTCCATACCGCTGTTCAACGTCATCGGGCGAGCCTTGCGTCCACGTATATTCTGTGTCTTCGGCCCTTCCCCAGGGCTGGATAATTGCACGAAAAATTGATTGAATATATTCACGTATCTGCATATACCTATAATATATGCAGTGCTGCCAATAAAGTCAATTTTTTTTTTGAGAACACCTTGTGGCATTCGTGATAGCTAGGTATTTGAGGATTTCAAATAGTATTTGATGTCATAAATAATACGTTTCTTTTTATATGCTGGGGTTGCTCTATAGGCGACGAAGTAGGCGACACGGTGCGGGGTTTTGTCATAGCATACAGGGCAAAGGTCATGCCCTTTTAGGATCCCTCTTCGTCCGCACTGTGTGCAGATGATAATTTTTTTCACGGCTTAAATGCGATGAAGATATATGTAACTTTTTGTTTGTATCGCCCATGTTCTTATCGTTTCAATGATAATCAATCCTTCAGGATCATTCTGTGGTGCAAGCCACAGAGCAATACTAAAACACCAATTACAAAAAAGAAGCCTCATCTCCGTAAATATCTTTGTATTCATATTTTTCATTACATTTACCTCATTAGAATAATAGTTCTTGCCCTCCCCGTGTTTGCGACTTCGCTTTTTTCAAGACATCATGTGTCATTGGTAATGTCAAGCGTTTTCCTTCGAGCATGTCTTCGACCGTCACAATCTGGACTCTGTCAAAATTCTGTCCAGCCATCAATGGGTTTTGGTAGAACCCGGCTTCTTTGGCCTCTTGTGTCATCCCTCGGCTTGGTTGTTCAAGTGTTAATAAGATTCCGACTGCGGCCTGTTCACGTTCGATTGTTCCGCGTAAATCTCTGACCATGCTGGGCTGTAAATGCCCGGACTTGACAGAGAGGATGACCTGCTTATACTCCTCTGCGGTTTCCTGGACAAAGGCAATGCCGTCAATGCCTTTGTCGCCGCCTTTCTTTTCGTTAATCACGGCGCGGTTATTTGTATAGGTTAAGACGGCCCACTTTTCAAACTCTTTTCTGACTCGATCATCCTGCTTGTGTGCTAAGGCTGTAGCGGCTTCAATGTCTTGTGGTACGCCATTCAGTTGAATTTCTGGCAACAATTCTTTGCCGAAACTTTCTTCTAATCGTTTCAACACGACGCTGATACTTTGATACGTGATGTCAATGCCTTTCCATCTTCGCTTGAGCCGTTCTGCGACATTTACTGTTGTACCGCACCCGCAGTATGTATCCAAAATTATATCGTCTTCATTACTGCTTGCTTTGATAATCTTTTCTAATAACGTTTCGGGCTTTTGTGTCGGATACCCTAAACGCTCTTTTGCCATTCCATTGATTGTAGGGATATACCAAACATCGGTAGGCATAGCAAATTCTTTGCTTCCTGTTTTACTTTGCTTCTCAATTAATGCTCCTTTATACCGCAAACGATTCTTACTTGCTTCTGACAAGGTTCTCGGCTCTAACACTTGATAAGCATTAAATGTGTATTGATCACTTTTTGTATAACATAAAATGACATCATGCTTTCTATTCCATCGCTTATCAGTTCTCACTCCCCAAGAATATGTCCATATTATCTCTGTAATAAAATCGCCACCATGTCCACAGAATATCGCATCAAGGATGAGTTTCAAATAATGACTGCATGTCGGGTCACAATGCAAATAAAAGCTGCCGGTCGGTTTGAGTACGCGCCATATTTCCGCGATTCTGAGCGTCATACTGATAAGATAGGCCAAGAGACTACCTTTTCCGAGAACTTTTGACAACCCTTGCATCAGTTCAAGCGTCTGTTTGGTCAAGATTCCTCGGCTATTTGTCAAGATGTCGTCAAGCCCTTCTATCGCCATATTATCCCATGTCCAGGTATCAATGAACGCCTGCGCTTGCGCCAGATTTTCTTTGCCGATATTATTGTAAATTTGGTTATAGTTCCGCTTGCTGTTGAATGGCGGGTCAATATAACACAAATCTATCGTTTCGTCTCGGAAATACTTACGAAGAATATCTAAGTTATCTCCGTAATACAATTCACGTTCATTCATATTTCGCGTTCTCACTCACTGTGATATGCTGCGAATGCAACGTGCACAAAGAGCGCTAACGCCTGCATTCACAAGCACATCCAGCGCCGTGACCGGAAGTACACAGCCTGAACCAGCACAATTTTTAATAGCGGGCACGTATGCTGAAACTACGCCGCGCTGGTTGTGTCTTGTGCAATGCTTTGTTAGCGCTTGCCTGTAGTACACTTTTTGTTGCACCATTCATCCAAAAAATCACGTAATTCAATCACATGATCTCGTGTTATCACTCCCCCGATAAATATTTTTAATTCATCATCAAAACGTTCAATCCCCATCCCCCAATCTTTCATATCACCCGTTTTACAATTTTCAGTAAAAGAATATTGCACATCACCTAGCGGGGAAAGAATGCATCGTTTGATAGAACGAGTATCATTATTTCTTGCTATTTCAAGGTTTTTTATCATAAAATATCTCGCTTTATTATTGTCTTCCCAAATTGAGTTAACACAAACATATTTGGGATAGCTTCAAGTTTAATTAAATGTTTTTTTAATAATGAATCAACAGCCTGGTTTATGGCTGAACGATCTGCATTAGCTATTCTTTTTATATCATCTTCTATCGCATCTAAAGAAACCACCCAGGGGTTATTGGTTTAGAATTCTTCATAAATACGTTGTAAAACGGCTCTTTCAACAATACTTAATTTCATATTTGCTCCTGTCATTATTACCTGTCATATTTAATAAGTTGAGGAAGAGCGGATGACAGGAGAATCCGCTCGTTCGGTTGGCCGACCTATCCTCATGAGTTCTTATGATTTTTTCTTATTTTGCTTCTCTTCGGGTTCCTTCATATCAACTTTTTTAGTATCGATCGGCTCTCCTTTTAAAGTTGTAAGCTGTAATGGCAATTTCTTAGGTTTTTCATGTTTGTTGTTGACGATTCCCCATAGTTTTATGATAGCAGGGTCGGAATCAGATTTATTCATATCTAATTTTCCTCCCCATTAGCAATTAAAGAGATGTATTCAAGGTCTTGATTAGCTGGAAAGTATAGTAACGGGATGGTTGGAGATAACTCTTTATGTTCTTCTCCTATGACTAGATGTGCGTTTTCAATAAGCATTTCATTATTTATTGAGTTGAAATTTCGTATTAAACCAATGAATTCCTTCCCATCTTTAAATCCTATTCTTTGCCATCCATTACTCATTTTTTCGGCAGCATCCAATGAATATATTCTATCGTGAGAAGATGGGGCTACTTTACGATTATGAAAGAAGATAAAGGGCATCCATCCCTTATTTTTAGATTCTCCACTTATTGACCCAAGTGGGATGGCAATAAGTAATGGGATAAGCAGGCTTTCTTTTTGTAATATCTCCTGAGATTGATAGACAAAATTCGTGATAGCGTAGATAATCATGGCATAGATGACAGCTTCAAGTACATAAAACTGGTAGTCTTTCCTAATCATGTCAGTTTTAAACTCGACGATCCTCATACAAAAGAAACCTGGGATGAGGAAAATAATAAGCTGTATAACATCTGATGATATTTGCATAATTTCACCTCTATTTATTTTAATTACAATAATTCCACATCTGTCATAAAATAACCTATCATCTTTAAATTGCAAGAAATTTCTTGCCAAAGTTACAACAAAACTTGACGGCAAGAGCGCTAACAAATTATCGTTTATCAGGATGCACCCACGTCCCTTGCTCATCAGGAATGCCGCCTACAATTGAATGAATTAATTCCGTTACGGGAATCCCCGTAACGGAAGAAAGTTCTTTGACAAACTCTATTGTTGTTTTTAGACGGCTGTAATCATTAAACTTTTTACCAACTGCTTTACACATTGCCGTTGCATTGACATATCCAGTATAGGTGATCGGCTAACCATTATAATATCACATAACCACCTTGTTTTAAATATGTTAAGGTGATCGGCTACACGCAAAAAGCCCCGAAGAGGTGTTATCGCCATAGATATGGTTTTGCGTTCGTCGCCGAGACGCAACTCTTCGGGGCTAAAATTATTTCATATTCCACATCGTGACGATAACGTCTCGAATATGAAATACCTGTGATTTTACGTCAAGAAAAATCTGAGCGTGTGTATATAATTTCAACTGCTTGCATCAACCAACTGACTTGACGGCAAGAGCGCTAACGCCAAAATAACCGGCGGCACACGCGCTTGTAGACTGCTGATAATACCGACAAGCGCGGGGCGCGGGTGGCGTCAGGTTGATTTTTTTGTTATATGACGCCTTGGTCATTATTCATTATCGTACATTTCTTGTGCCTCAGCATACCCACCCCAATTATCAACTCCGGCAGCATTTAGACAGTCCAAAAAGTCTGAATCTTCTTCAACCCCTTTGATTTTTTCTAAGACAGCATCAAATTCGGGGTCCCATCCATCACGCGGAATAATGATTCCAATCTTATCTTCAATTGCGTTGATAAGTTGCTCTGTTAATTTCATGAAATTTCTCCTTGCCGAAAGGCATATAACACCCTGTTAACCGGCGCGGCTGTTGGCGTCCGGTTGAACAGATTGTTATGATGTACGGTTTTATGCGATAACGCTAAGAGATACCGAAGGATTCCCAACCTTGACAAACTGCGACATAATGTCTTCTGGCGGCGACAACTCTTTGACAAGTTTCGTCCAATCAGTGATCTGTTTTGTCTGCGTATGCGCGTCCATGACTTCGGGCGGTACGTCAATTACTTTTGCGATTCCTTCGTAATTATATGTTTTTCGTCCGTTTGCGAAAGACGCTTTCACGTTGCCGACTTGCTGAGTTTTACCCAACGACAAAACTTCTTTTTTAATTTCAGCCTCAAGTTTTGAGATTTCGAGTTTTAATTCTTCCCAACGTGCCATTTTTTCTGTTAACATTATAACTCTCCTTGTTAGTACTCATAACGATTAAGTTCTCTGGCGCGTCTTTTTGCGTCCAGAGCAACGCCTTGTTATCCTTCCTTCCCGAACACCTTCAAGCTCTTTGTTCTGTTCACGCCTACTCAGGCGGTCGAAGAAGGAAATTTCTTTTACGACATATTCCGGCACATCACGTTTTCCAGATTCCCACATGTGCCAGGCTGGTTGTCTGACGCCTAAAAGCTGTGATATTTGGTCTTGAGTCAGGTTCCAACGTGCCCGAAATTGTTTTAGTTGCTCGTTCATCCTATGCCTCAAAAACTAATTCAGCGTCAACATGTTCTTCGGTCACGAAAAACTTAGCTTCGCCGTTTAAGTATTCCGGATCATCATATTCGGGATCGTCTAAAGTTTCGCCATCTGCGTCAAAGGCATAAATGATAAAATCGCCGCCATTTTCGTATCCGAATTCTTTTGCATCCTCAATGTCTGTAAAACCAAAAAGTCCACAAATATCTTGACCCTGAAAAGTTTCGTCTGCATTTGACCAGTTTAAATCAACTTGGTTGCCAGGAGCTAATTGAGGTCCACCATTCCATTCGATTAAACTTTGATTTGCTTTTTTTGTTGTATGATATAATTTCATGTTGCTTCTCCGCGTTGAGTTATTATCAATTACTTAGTATAACCTTAATATATAACATATTTATAATTTGTCAAGTAAATAACACAATTATTTTATAAAAATGTTATTTTTTTATTTCAAACGAGCAACCAACACGAAAGAAGGATAACGCCGCATTTCAGCCGCCAAAGACACGCGGCCACAACAGCCCGAATAACACCATAAAACTTTTCCCGCGTGGCTTTGGTCGGGCTGCAAATGCATTGTTATAATGCTTGTTTCTTGAATTCTTTCCATAGACTTATCATTAAATCGGCAAGCTCTACTTTTTCTTGTCGTGACAACTCAGTCTCGTAGTCATCTTCATCATAAATAACTCCGTCGTATCCTTCCCAAACGCTCAAATCTTTCGTTATTCCAATAATTCCATTATTGGCATGAATATCTTTCCCTGTTGAAAAACATATTTTATTATGTTCTGGTATTATTGTTGCTGGCATAATGCCCTCCGTATAACGCCGCGATAACCCGCCTTGAACCCCATGAAATGCAGCTTCTGTCATGCAAATGCGCTGAGGGGTTCAAGGTCGGGTTTATCGTATTGTTAGCAGGTACGTGTTTTGAAAAAAGTTTTTTGTTTTTGTATGTCTGCTATCTGTCCTTTTGATAACAATATGAATTCTATCTTTCTGCCAGCTTCATAACATTTGCCACATGCACTGCATTTATAATACCGCAAGAACTCACCGTCAAAGTGCTCTTCTTCTCCACATATACATGTAATCGACAGACAGACATCTGACTCTTTCCAATTAATTGAAACATTAGGTTTATCGGACATAATATTTATTCTGCAAGTAGTGCTAACGGCACAAATAACGCGCACAACACGCGCCTGTACCAAGTTTAAAACTACGACAAATCTTCGCGCGCGGGTTGTGTCGCGTTGATTTGTTTGTTATGCGGGATTGGTGTCAACTTTTCAGTTCCTTTATTCGGATGACAAACCGAATCACACCCATGCCAATCAAGATTTTTCTTAACAGAAACACCAACCGTTTGAATAAAATTACAAACCATCTCTGCAAGTAAAAAATCAGGCATGTCAACTTCATTTTCAACGCAATATGTGTTGATTAACTGCTCCAACTCTTTTTTAAATTCATCCATAATTTCTCCTTTTCATAGTGACGTATAACAAATTATTAACTTGACAAATACTGTAATAAATATAGAGCACATATGTGGAAAAGTCAAGTATAAAAGGTAAAAATATAAAAATAATTAAAGCGGAAATGTAGAAATGCGTATAGACGGGGACAATCACGGCTTTGAACAATTAAATAAACATCGACTTTCCAGCACTTTGAATTCTGGGGAGTTCCCCAAATTTCCCCTCACAATAGGTGTCTAACTCCACCAATGCATACCGAGTCCCATCAATTAGATGATCGTTTTGTGGCTTTTTAGGCTCTTGAGTCCCCGGTTTTGACACGTAACTTTCAATCTCTTCGATGGTTTTTGGACAGTTGTCACACACAAAGAGAGATGGCCTCCCGTTCTCATGGACCTTTAAGCGCCGCCTGAAAATCTCGATGCCAAGTTGGACGCTTTTGTTCGCCGGAGTACACGGGATCCCATGCGCTTCCAACTCAAATCGCTCTTGAAAGGCATGGTCCGTATGTGTATCAATAATTTTGTGGGAAAACGCATATCCGAACTCCTCTTCAATGGATATAATTGCCTCTGCCATGTCCTGAATTGAACATTCATCATTCTTCCACTCCGCCAGGATATAGGCATCTTCATCGTGATCGATGCCGACCCATGAGCAGGCTTTCCATCGCCCGAAATCAACTCCGCGAATAATATACTGAATCCGTCCAAACAACTCAATATCAAACGGGATAACATGCACATCTTCATTGAAGGTTTTGTATATTCGTCCTTCTAAAATTCCCCATTCGCCATAGACTCTGTAGGGGAGTTCTTCTTCGCCATAGAAGGCAACCTGCATATCTCGTGCCTTCGGATCTAAATAGATATTGTCATAGAGTGAAATAGTTCGAGAAAAAACATTATCATTCAGAAACAAATCCTTATATGACCAGTGCGTTTTTCCTAGCAGGGGAGTGAAGCTCAATAATATTTGGCCGCCGGTCATTGTTGTTCTTGCAACGCAGGAGGTAAAGACCATCTTGCTTTTCAGCTGCTCATCTATCCAGACAAGATCACATTGAGCCGCCTCAAACTTACGAAATCCGGCCTCTTCGCTTTTAAAAACAACACGACCGCCATTTTTGTGTGGTTGCGAGTATGCAATGCCTTTGCCTTTTGCCGCCCATATCGGCTCACAAATTTCATCTGGATGAAAATATTCGTCCAGCTTGTCGAAACATATCTTTGTCATTTCAAAATTTGGAGCGACCGCCCACACCAAACATCCTGGATGATTCCGCACGTAATCTGCAACGTACGCGCCGGCTGTTGTTGACTTGCCTGATTGATTGCCGCCGACAAGCATTTTGATTTTATTCGGGGCGTCCCACCATTCTTGGACCTTCTGGCAGGAGGGAGTGAATGGAGGAAGGATAATGGGTGTGTCTTGTGAGGTTATATGTTGATGTATGACTTTTTGTTGATCATAGCGACCTAAGAGGAGCATTTATTTTAAAAATGACAAGAACTCTGGTTTTGCTTGTGGATTTGTAAGGAATAATCCACGAATAGCACTTGTCACCAGTTGGCTGTGTTGTTTTTTAACACCTCTTAATGAGTTAATATTGACTTTTTGTAGGTTCACCGTTTTCCTCTATGAGTTTCGTTTGAAGACCACGTTTCTGTAGTTCTTCTATCGCCTCATTCTTCCATATCTGCAGCCATTTTAGAAATTTCATTTGTTCACTCTCTCCCATGCCTGATGAGAGGACGCTGTCAATCTGGTTACTGACGACAAATAGAATTGATTCTTGGCTCCACTCCGCGCGCGGGTGCAAAACGTCCCATTCCCACTTTTGCAATCCAAAATTTTTATATGTTTTTCTGACGACTTTTTTATTGTCATCATACTCATAAAAAACCTGGTTGCTTCGTCCTGACCTGATCCCATCAGAAAACTGTTGATAGGCATCAGCCTGAATTTTTGGGTCTTGTGCTGGATGACGATGGAGAGTCTTGTAGTCACGGAAAGCTTGCTGGACGCCTTCATGAAATGCTGGAAAATAATACTGACTTTTAGAATCAAGAGCTAGCGTAACCGTACGAAAACCGAGTTTAATTGGTAATTCGTGTGTACAACCTGTCAATTTGCCCTTATCTCGAATATAAGCAAAAATAAGATTTTGTATCTCTTGTGTAAGTTTTTTAGGTGCTCCCATATAGTAAAAAAAGCAATAATTGCAATTATTGCTTTTTTATTTTGTCTCTCCAATGTTCAGGCAACATTGACACGACTTCGGAAGTTAACATATTACGACTTGTGTTGCCCTGTGTGATGCTTTTGACAATATCTAACACTAGCATGCTGGCATCATACATTTCTTCGCCTGCCTTCACTACGTGGTCTGATGCTTCAATTAGGTGTTTCCGGTTTTCATCATTAAACACTTTTTCAACCGCGTGGATCACTTCTACAATTAATTCAAATTTTATCATATTGGCTCCTCCTTTTCTGTAATATACAAGGTTGTGAATAATTTGTCAAGTTGATTCTAAATCAGCCAAACTAAAAAATGGTTTTTGATGTCTCGCTAAGTGGATATATTTCTCGGTGGTTCGTGTGTCTGAATGTCCAAGAAATTCAGACACCTCCTTCAGTGTTTTCCCCATC